GGAGAATATGATGGTATTCGATGTAATCAAATTATTAACAACAGTTTTTTTAGCCCTGGTAGGAGGATATTTTTGCGTGACTGCCTGGAACGAACGTGACGATTCAAATAACTTGATGGGAAATACAGTTTGTGGCTTATTCATGATCCTGTCATTGGTTTGTATCTGGTATAAATAGGAGGGCTGAAAAATGTTGAGAAAAAAAAAATTTTCACTGAATAAAAGAAGCGAGCATATTGTTTCCTGCGATTTCCAGAAGATTCCGGACTACATATACAATAATGCCGGTATCAAGCGAGAAGAAATAATACAGTTTCCTCTGGTGCGCATGGAAGGGCAAAATAAACTACTGATAAATGAGAATGACCCAGATTGGGAAGCTCTCTCAATGTATTTATCTGCTCTGGATACACTTCCTGATCAGATTCTTATGGATTTGTATGGACTTTATGATAAAGAGTGCAAAGGAGTTACACTTCAAACTGTAAGAGGTTGTTCAGATACTGAAACTGCACGAAATATTATCTATATCGTTCTCCCAGAAATCTTATGGTGTCATGGTAATGTAACAATCAAAGGGAAAATTTTCCCGGAATAAATAGAGCAACGGCAATCATAAGACGTCTGTCAATATGGCAGGCGTCTTTTTTTGTACTCGGATTCCATAGAAAGGAGTAAACATGGCAGATAATACAATTGACAGTCTTTCCATTGAAATTAGTAGTAATGCTTCCGGAGCTTCTCGCTCAATCACTAATTTGTGTAACAGACTTGAACGGTTAGATAGAACAACATTTTCTGGAATAAAAAATTTAAAACGGTATTCCCGACAAATGAACGAGCTTAACAAAGCTGCACGAAAATTAAATAGTGTCAAGTTCAACAACAAGCTCTTTAATTTAAAGACTCCCAATCTCTCTAATTTCCTTGCAAACATTAAAAATGTGGGTAATTCCTCGCAGAGGGCTATGCCACAGGTTAAAAATTTTTCAAAAAATCTTTCGAGCATTGAAAGTAATGCAAAAAAAGGAAGTTCGGGATTATCGAAGCTACTTTCCAATATCGAAAAAATGCTTGCACTAAAAATTTCTTTTTCAGGATTCAAAGATATGTTTGAAAAATCCTCTGAATTGCTGGAAGACTTCAACTATTTTGATCAGGCATTTAATCAGGTAGCAGAAAACGCAACTAAAACCTGGTCAGAAGCAGGTTACAATTCTGCTGAGGAATACACAAACTCTTTTAGTAAAAAAGCCCGCGAACTAACTTCTAAAATGTCTGGATTCGATATTTCAGATACTGGCATCTTGTCGACAAATAAAACTGGCAAGTCACTCGGCATGGACCCGTCACTACTTTTGAATGCTCAAGCTACATTTGCACAAATATCTTCCTCCATGGGAACAACTTCTGAACAGGCGGCCAATTTGTCCGATGCATTGACCATGTTAGGGGCAGACCTCGCATCTCTCCGAAATGAAGATTTTAGCAAAGTTTATGATAATTTGACTTCAGGTTTGACCGGCATGAGTAGAGCTGTCGATAAATACGGAATCAACATTCGAGTAGCTAACTTGCAGCAGGAAGCGGCAAACCTTGGAATACAAACATCTGTTTCCAACATGAGTCAGGCTGATAAGGTTCTGTTAAGGACCATCGTTATGCTGGAAAGTTCAAAAGGAGCATGGACGGATTTATCACGGACGATTTCGCTCCCAGTAAACCAAATGCGTATATTCAAGAATAATTTGGCTATGATATCCCGATTGCTAGGAAACACCTTTCTTCCGATTGTAGCAAAGGCATTGCCATATATCAACGGACTTGCGATTGCTTTTCAGCGTCTCCTAATGGGAATTGGGAATCTGACAGGAGCAAATAAGCAGATCGGGCAAATGTACGGTGGTATCACTAAAGGTTCAGATGTGCTTTCGGATGCTCTGGACGCTGTAGATGATACAGATTTATCCGGATTGAATGATACAACAGCTGATGCGGATGATAATTTAAAGAGTGCTGCTAAAAACGCCAAAAAGTTAAAACAGTTCCTTGCGTCCTATGACGAATTGGAGGTTATGAGCAAAAACGATGATTCATCTACAAGTCTTGGCTCAACGAAGCTTAAAGTACCAGCTGTAGATACATCGGCATTAGACTCAAGCATTTTAAATGATAAATTAAACAGTTTACTTGGAGAATATCAAAAACAGTGGGATGCCGCCTACAATTCCATGGAAAATAAGGCTATGGCGTTCGCTAATAAAGTGCAGAGCGCTTTTGAAGCTTTAAAAACTGCTGCCGAGCCAACGACTCAAGCATTGCAGAAATTATGGAATGAGGGTTTGAAACAGTTCGGAAACTTTACCTGGACATCCCTGAAAGATTTTTGGGAACATTTTCTAAAACCACTTGGGAAATGGACCTTGGGTAAAAACGGACTGCCTCGGCTGATAAATGCTTTCAACAACTTCCTGACAAAGATAAAGTGGGGAAAAATCAATAAATCTCTGAGAAAGTTCTGGGATGCACTGGAACCACTGGCTGAAAATGTCGGTACTGGTATCCTCAACTTTTTTGATGATCTGTCAGAAAAAGCAAGTAAATTAGTGAACAAGCTTCCAGGTGGCATTGATAAGATAACGGAATTGATAAAGAAAATAAAACCCGAAACTGCGCAGAAAGTCGGATACGCTATCGGGCAGATTGCAACATCCTTACTAATATTCAAAGGATTGAAAAGCATCTCTGGAATCATAGGGAATTCTGGCATTGGCAAGTTTATATCTCAATTGGCCAAGCATCCTCTTTTGACAATAGCAGGTGGAATAACTGCCATTGTACTGGCCCTTGATAAGTTTGGAGTGATTGATATTGACTGGAGCGGAGTCAGTCAAAGCTTTGAGAATCTAAAAGAACGTGTTGTAAATTTCGCCAAAAAAATTGATTGGAAGACCGTAAGCAATAATATCCAGGAAGGTATCAAAACGGTTACTGATAAAATCTTTGATTTCATTGATAAGATTGATTGGACACAAAACGGGCAGTCATTAAATGCGTTCATTTCAGACTTGCTAGATGCACTTATTAGTATTTCAGGAAAAGTAGACTGGGAGGAATTTGGAAGAAGCATTGGAACGTTCCTGAGCCAGATTGACTGGGGAACAAATCTACAGAAACTTGGTACGGTGTTACTTGACGTTCTCGGCGGAATATGGTCAGGACTTGGAGAGACATCTTCCGGTAAGTTTGTAGAAGCTGTCATAGGATTCGGAATCGCCGCAAAATTACTTCCTGTTGTTACCAGTATCGGTTCTGTATTTGCTTCTACTGCATTAGCAAGCAAAATCACAAGTTCTGTTGCAAGCGCTTTCTCTGGTGCGATTGGGCTATTCCAAGAGGGTGGAATTGTTTATGAAGCATTCCTTTCAGCATCCACTTCGCTTGCAGGCGCCTTATCATCTTTAACAGGCCTTTCAGTTCCAGTAGGAGTTGCCGCCGCAGGAATAGCAGCAACGGTAGCAGGCGTTATAGCTTCGATTGTTGATCTTTGGAATACATCTGAGTCTTTCAGGAACACTGTTGGAATTGCATTTGAGAAAATCAAGGATAGTATTGTTGGAGCTTTTGAAAAAGTCAAAGCCACAATATTACCGCTTGGTGAAGCATTTAGTAATCTCGGAAGCCAATTATATAATTTCTATGCCAACAGTGGGTTAAAATCAATAGTTTCGTTCTTTGAAACATTGGTTGTATCAGTCGGTGGAACTGTCATATCAACAGGTATAACTGTTTTAGGTGATGCGTTCTCTGGATTAATTAGTATCTTACAAAGCGGAATAGACGTAATTTCCGATGTGTTTAAAATCATAAATGGTTTTCTTACATTAGATTTTAGCGAAATCGGAGAGGGCTTCGTGAATTTAGCTTCTGATATTGTTGAAGCTTTCGAGAATATTCTTGGTAGTATTTGGGATATCGGGAAAAATATTATACTCGGACTCTTTGGCGGTGTAAAAGATGCTGCTAAAGATATCGGAGGATGGTTCAAAGAAAATGTTGTTAATAAAATTATCAGTAATGTAAAAAATCTTTTCGGCATTCATTCCCCATCTACAGTATTTGCTGACATTGGCGGATATTTAATAGAGGGCTTGAAGGACGGAGTAAGTGGTGCTATGCAAGGCGCTCTTGATGTGTTTACCAATCTCAAAGAAAACATAACAGGAATTTTGGATGGCATAACTTCAAAAGTTAAATCCTTATGGAATAAAATCACTGGTAAAGATCAAGACAGCTCAGGTTCTACATCTAATGCCAAAAAAGTAAGCGGAACCACGACTGAAAATTATGAAAAAGTTGCAAAAGATGTAAAAGAAAAAGTGCACCAGATGCGTCTTGATACGGTGGCTGAACTCACTCTCATGGACGCAAATGTCAGAACTCATTTTACAACTCAGCACGATATTATGGTTGCCAAATGGAAACAGGCAGGAGAAGCGATTGTATCATACATAAATGGTACAATGAAACTGAATGTCTCAAAAGCTATGAATAGTGTTGTTGACGTAGTTTTAAACTCTATGAGAAGACTCTATACAATTGGATGGAATGCGATTATTGGTTTAAATAACGGAATGATTGCCGCAGCTAACCAACATCTGTACAAAAACGCAGAAGCAATTGCTCACAACATAGAAAACAGGCTTCGGAGTGCTTTAAAGATTCATAGCCCGTCGCAGGTAATGATGGAACTCGGCGGATTCACAGTTGAGGGATTCCAGCTTGGTATGCAGAATATGCTTCCGAAAGTCGAATCAACCATCAATGATATAAGCGCCGAAGTGCAAAAAATCAATACACCAACCGCAGACATTATCGCAAAGAGTGCATCCTATCAGGAAGTAAAGAGCAGAATGTCAGTTGATACAGATGATTTTGTGGATGATATTCGAAAAGAAATCATGGCAATCAGCAGTAACACGTTTGACAATAATCAGATGATCGGGCAGGCGGTCAAAAATGCCTTGAACGGCATGGCAATCTATGCAGACGGACATCTGATTGGATATCTGAAAGAAGAAAATCAGCAGTTCAGAAACCGTAATGGCTACGGACTGTTTGAAGGGTAATTCAAAAGAGCAGGCAAGCAGCAATGTTTGTCCTGCTCTATTTTTTTTATTTTCCTGGCACTGGTAATATGTAGAATTTTGTGCTATAATATAAATGACAATTGAATACAGATAGACAACAATAGACAATTAATATATGCAATTATTAGACGATTAAAACCGAGCAGATCGGAAAGAGGAAAGGACCTTAGAAAGATCCTAGATTGTATCTGCACCCTTGGTTTTTGTCGTCTTTTTTTATTTCAAAAAAGCGTTATTTTTTTTGAATCCAAAAGTCAATAATCATTATTACTAAAAACTAAAAAAGGAGGGATTTTTGTGAAAAATATGGATATTCGACAGGAGATTGTTCAGAAGCGGCTTAGATCATATGAAGTAGCGGCTCAAATGCATATATCTGCGTCTAGTTTCTGCAGGTGGCTTCAGACAGATCTTACGCCAGAAAGAAAAGAAAGAATCCGAATCGCAATCGATGAATTATACCGGAAGAATTTGGAGGCATGTAGTGAGTGAAATTTTTAAACAAGTTAACCAAGCATTGACCTGTCAGCAAGTAGCTGAGTGCCTTGGATTTACCGTAAATTCTAAAGGTTTCACGCACAGCCCAATTAATAAGGATGAAAAGACACCATCCTGCAAAATCTATCCCGGGAACCGTGGATTTTATGATTTTAGCTCTGCCACAGGCGGCGACTCTTTGAAGTTTGCCAGTCTTGTACTGGGCGTTGACAATTGGCAAGCTGCGCAATATTTAATCGGATATTTTAATCTCAACATTGATACAAATGGCGGTATCAGCCCTGCTGAGCTTGAAAAATTAAAGCGGCAACGCGAAGCCGATCAACTGCGGAAGGCAGTTGGGAAACAAAAATGGGTCGCTGAAATGGACAACCTGAAAGCTACCATTAGTATTTGTGAGAATCTACTGGTAAGTCCACGCGTTGAACCACTGTCTGATATTTGGTGTATGGCAGTCAATCAAAGAAACAAGACAATCATCAGAGCTAACGAACTGGTTGGCCTTGAAACAACAAAAAAAGATTTAGAATTACCAAACCACTCGTACAATTGTTACGAACGACATGAAAGGCAGGTGAGTTGATGCGTGGCAATAACTGAAGATGGCAAAATAAAGAAAGTAAAAGAAATACCGGCTTTATCATTTATTTCAAGTGCAGAGCTGAGCCAGAAACAACTTGAACCACCTAGATTTATAGTAGAAAACCTTATTCCAGAGGGACTGACACTATTGGTAGCACCAAGCAAAAGCTTTAAAAGTTGGATGTCTCTGGATTTGGCAATATCAGTAGCAACAGGAACTAAGTTTCTAAATAGAATGACTCGCCAAGGAACTGCATTGTATGCAGCATTGGAAGATAGTGAATATAGACTTAAGGAACGTCAGGAGAAAGTGTTTAATGGACGCCCCGCTCCGGAACATCTATACATAACAAGATCAGCTGCTAATCTTGATAATGGGCTGATTGACCAATTAGAAATGTTTGTTCAAAAAAATCCTGATACACAACTTATAATAATCGATACTTTTCAAATGGTTAGATCAATGAATAATTCCAGAAATGCTTATTCAAAAGATTACAAGGACTGCGGAAGGTTAAAAGAATTTGCTGATAAACACAGATTGGCAATGATTTTAGTTCATCATACTTCAAAATTCGTTAACGAAACAGATCCTTTTGCGAATATTAATGGCACCACTGGTATTATGGGAGCTGCCGACACAGCCATAATGATGACTCGGGCGGATAAAGAAACCGGTTTTGCAAAGATGAATATTACTGGACGTGATATACAAGAAGAAGAATATCAAATGAGGTTTGATTTCACAAAATTCCGCTGGCAAATAGAAGGAAGCACCGAACAGGTAGCTGAGCGAACGGCTACAGAGGTTTATGAAAAGAACCCTATCGTTCGAACTATCCGAAAAATATTGCAAGAAAATAATAAAGAAGCATGGACAGGCAGTGCAACCGACATTATAAACTTATCCATCCAATATGGATTTCCGATTAAAGTAAAAGCGCAGCAACTAGGCAAAAATATTGAAGCACTTCAAGATGAGCTTAGATCAAGAGATCTTATTGAATATAACACGATTAATAACGGGAGTGGAAGCAAGAAACACAGATTTTCATTTGTTGCCAGTCCGTTTGAAGAATGACAGCTTATGTATGTAAGTACCATTGATACCGTTGATTACCATTGATAGCCGTTGATTTACTGGACGTATTTGTATTTATGTATTCATACCGTTGATTATATTGATAAACATTTATATATCAATACCTATCAATGGTTATACATATAGAAAAACAAAACATACCTGACAAATGGAATAGCAAGAGCTTTCTTCCTTGTCAGGACTCACAACTTAGAAAGGAGACCACATGAGAAAATCATTAAAAGACACCCCTTATTGGAGCATCTGGGCTGATTGTTGCCAGTTACATAAAAAGTTCTTTGGATGTTCCGAGACCGATGATGCCGGATGGATACAGCTTACCAATGACGCTGTTCGTATTCGAGACAAATATAAAAATATCCCGGAGGGTGAATTTGCAGAGCAAATGGTGCTTCTGATCACCGCCGAAATTAATAAGAGAGCAAAGGAGGAGCCAACGAATGCCGCAGAAAAATAAACAGCCCGCTCCACGTACCCGGAAACACGCTCTGGATCACTGGACCGATTTCTGCAGGCGGATGTTTGAGGGAAATGCTGCCAATAAGAAAAGCAACTGTAACAAACGATTAATTGATACTAAAAAAGGTAGGTGAGTTATATGTCAAACGAATTAATCCGAAAGAGAGATGAGCATGGCGTCCGCATTGCAGGCGCATATTCCAAAAAATACTGCAAAGACAATGAAGAACTCGGTGATATGCCTGATTTATCGGCCATATTAGGCGTAGCCATTGAACAATTAAATGTCAGAAAAGCTGGCCGAATTCCAGATTATGCAGATGATCCGCAGGGAATCGAAAGTTTTGTTTCTGCAACCCAGATGTATTTTGAATATATCACAGAAGCCAATCGCCAAAATGACGAGAAGCTGATTCCAGATATAGAGGGGTGGTGTTTGTTCATCGGCGTAACTAAACAGACGGTCCTTAACTACGCCAAACGGAATAATACCTGGAAGGAATTGATTGATTACATCAAAGAAAGCATACTCTCAGCAAAGAAACAGCTTGCTTTTCGTTTCAAGATTCCGCCTGTTGTCTATTTGAACGACGTGGCGAATAATCATGGTTACCTCAATACAAACGAATTTAAGATAACTACATCTTCAGATTCTGGAATTAATGCTCCAACTCAGACAGCGCAGCAGATTGCAGCCAAACACAGAACAGCTCTGGAGCTTCCGGAAATGGAGAAACCTGTTTTATAACGCCCTGCATTCGTCACAAATGACGAATGAATTTATAACTACAATGCATAAACTTGACATCCGAAAAAGTAACGAGAGGAGGCGATTATAATGCCGAAAAATAATTATCCAAATGCTGAAATTGACCGTTTACCAGATGAATTTGTGGAGACTTCTATAAATTCTCTTCAGGAACTGGCAGCACTCGGGAAAATATCATGTAAACCAGAGCAAGATGAAGAATTTGAACAGAGAGTTTCCCAAATTATAGATTTCTGCAAGCGTAAGAAAATGAGACCAGGTATCGAAACTTTATGCGCTGGACTCGGAATAACCAGACAAACGTTGAATGACTGGGAAAAAGGAACCTTTGGAGTGTCTGAACGCAGAAAAGAATCCGTACGGCAAGTCAAACAATTGATATATGCTTTTCTTGAACAAGCTGGTATGTCTGGGAAAATTCATCCTACTACATATATCTGGCTGACAAAAAACTGGCAAAAATATTCAGAAAATTCTCCGATTGATACAGAAATTGCATATACAAATAAACCAAAAGAAAGTCTGGAGCAGATTAAAGAGGAATTCGGAGGATTGCTTCTCAACTCAGATCAGCAATATTGACAACTGCTGCCGCCTACGGCATTTCTAACGGTTAGAAAAATCAAAAAAATAGATAAAGAAAAGGAGATAAACACAATGGAGAATAATAATTTATATAAAATAATCGGAATCGCCACATATACAGGAATTTCAAAAAGCAACAAGAAACCATACACGATGAAAACACTTGAGATTGAATTTAATGAAACGCCGGCACAGGTCAAAACATTCTCAGACGCACCTGTTCAGATCGGGGATTATGCCAAAATCGGCTTGGGAATCAAAAAAACACTATATGGCACAGAACTGGTTCCATCAGTGGACGAAATCGTACCTGCTGCCAATGTGGAATCTCAGAAAGGAACAGGTGATGCAAATGACAGTAAATGATGCAGTAAATAATTTGTTTTCCACTTATTCAAAGTATGGAACAACCAAAGAACTTCTGCGGAATATGATTGAAAATGGAATAAAGCGAGGATTCTCTGTTAGAGCCGCCTATAATGGCATTCGGATGTGTCTTGGAAAAGAAACCAATGAAAGAGAGTATTTCACACTGGACGAGCTTCAAGAAATTACTGGAGAATCTCGTAAGGAGCTTGTCGCAAGAGCTGAGCAGATGAAGAACGAGCTTCGTGCAGCAGGCAAAAATCCGGATGAATACATCAAGGAGATTCCATCCGCAGGTCATAATATTTTATATTTCCCGAATGGATTAACATCATAATTAAGTTGCTGATTACTATAGGATTGTGATACAATCAATGTACGGAAAGTCAGAACACGCAAAAGGCGGCCTACCCTCTTCGGAGGGACAAACCCTCCAGACGAAAGAAAGGAGGGCGATAGTTATGTACATATCATATGCTGATTTTATACAGACAGGATTGTTCATAATTGGTCTTATTGGATTGTGTTATACAATCTTTAAAGACAAAAAATAGCCGCCCACTATTCCCAGTAGTGAACGGCTGTTGATTAAAACAGTTTTTTAAGCTAATTGGGGTAGGTCGCTGTGTGCTGACTTTCCCTTTTCTATCCTTAATATATCATCTTTGTTCCGGTATATCAAGTCCAATTACGCTATTTTAGAATGTTTTAGGATGTTTTAGCGCGTTTTCGTTAGTCACATTTCTTATTTCTCATTGACCTGATCAGCGTTGATTTACTGATTCCTGTCATCTGGACCACCTCTTTGTATGAATGGTCTAGCAATAGGTCTAGCGCATGGTCTAGCTGTTTCTGGTTATATTTCTTTGGTCTGCCTTCTGTAAAATCCGGATTCTGCCTGGCAATTGCCTTACCAGCTTGACAGCGTTCAATAATCTGGTTTCGTTCAAGTTCTGCGACTGCTAGGAGAGTAGTTATGAAGAATTGTCCCATAGCTGTATCTTCCAGTAATCCGACATTAAGAACATGGACAGAACATTTCTTTTGAAATAAATCCTTTACTATCTTGATTCCTTCCTCTGTGTTTCGCGCCAACCTGTCCAGTTTATTCACCACCAGCATATCTTTTTCTTTCATTTTCTGGATCACATCATTAAACACGGGCCTGTCCGTAGTGGTTCCGGTATATGCTTCCTTATAAATCTGAGCATCATTATATCTTGAGAGTATTTCCTGTTCTTGGGCTTGTAAACTATTACCGTCCTTAGCCTGCCCTTTTGTCGATACGCGACAATATCCGAATATCATTTGCTATTTTCCCCTTTCGTTAGTGACACTAAGTTATGACACCGTTTTATGCCTTGATTTTACATCTGTTGGTTTTTGGTGTCAATACTTTAAAGTTTTGATTCTTTTAAATTGAACCATAATTTACATTATTATCTGTCAATTACCCTGTCAGGGATTCTTCAGAAAATGTAATCAAAAAGGAGCTACCTTCGGCATAGGCAACTCCTTTGAATGAAAATAGAAAAAGCAATAATGATATTCGATTATCTTATTATATCATATACAGAACATAGTTTCAAACCTTCTTTATTATTTCAATATCATATTCCTTAAGAATTTTCTTTATTTCTTCGACTACTTTCAAACGTTTCTTCTCTGCTGATTCTTCTTTAAACCTTAAGCTTATACTGTATTCGCCTCCTGAATTCGCATTTCTGGAAACTTCACTAACAATATTGTCTGGTTCTAAGAGATACTTTTCCAGCTTATCCTGTAGATCTGCATTCCAGTTCGCAGTTTTATTCAATTCCAATTCAACTGTATACATTTTTTTATTTATAGAATCTTTAATGTACCCATTTACAGATTCACCAGCTGCCGTAGCCGCCGTTTTTATTTCTTCATATTTACCTTTTTGGACGTCTAGGGGAATACGCTTAATACTTTTTTCACGGTATTTTGTATTTGCCTTTTTTTGACTTTCTGATAACGGCATAGTGCACCTTCTTTCTGTTTTTTAATACAGTAGAAGAGTGTTAAATATATGCACCTCTTCCACTGTATCCCAATTATATCACCAAAAGCAATATATGTACACATATAATTTTCACAAATATGTGTACGTATATTTGTAAATAATGTCAATTGATGTATGTGTACGTATATAGTATACTGTAATCAGTTCAAGGGAACAGAACAACAGCGAAGGTGGACGGGAGTACCGTAAGGGAAAGCAAGAGTATCACATAACACCGGGAAACAGGATAAGAGAGATTGAGATGCACTAAGTAGAACGCTAGATGTTTAAAGCCTGCCGGGGCTGATGGGAATCCCGAATAAAGGAGGAACGAGACATGAGATATAACTTGTCAAAGATTATGTTGAAAGCCTGGAAGATTTACCGCAAGACAAAAGGCATCAATTTTGCTGAAGCACTTCATAGAGCTTGGTTATCTGCTAAGGCAGAAGAAATCAATGCAAAGAGAATCGAAACTGCAAAACAGGCAGCAGGAGTCACCGAGCAGGTTAATACCTTTACTAAATGGAAAGAAGCCGGCTACAAAGTGATTCACGGAAGCAAAGCACTATTTGGTGCCGTCTTGATCTGGGGAAGCCGGGGAGACGGAGCTGAATATAAAGCAAGTTTCTTCGGCAAGTCGCAGGTAGAACCTATTTAATAAGAAAGCCCTTACCAGACTGGTCCTCTGATAGGGGCAAGTAACCCGACAACTCATCAAATGAGGGGCTACAGGAATTATACCATACCTGTCCCCTCCATAACAAGGAGAATTGACATGAAACACCGCACATTAATGACTTATGATCAGTGGCAGCACCGTTTCAAAACAGCACTCAAAAGAACCATCAAACGAAAAGTTATCCAGACATTGCAGTTGCTGGTCCTTGCAATCATTATTTCAATGCCTATCTGGATGTTGATGGACTGGATCCTATTTGGATATTGATAAGGAGATGTGAAAATGCAGGATAAAAAAGTGATAAATACATTTGCGATTACAACCAAGCAGGGAGTAATCCGCAATATCAACCACAGCACTATCATGCAGCCGAAAACACAATTCAGCGGTAATCCTATGAATTGGTTTGATGATAACAAGCTTTTAAAGAAAAAGAAAATGGAGGGCTAAGGAATATGGAATTTGCTAAAATTTATGATGCTAAAATCAACGAAGAACTGAAAAAATATGAAAAACTGCAATGGGAAATGTACTATCGGACACTGCTTCCGGAGCGTATGCAGCAGTTTGAACAGGAATATACTGGAACGCCTGAAGACAAAGAGCAGGCAATGAAACAGCATGAAGCGGAATTAATGGCGAAACACGCTGGCAGAATCCAGAGATTACTTAATCAGAAGCGCGAGAGACTGACTGTTGAATGCCTGGGAGAGCTCATTGACCGCCTTGAAACTGCACAGCATGAAGCAGATCAGAAAGATAATGAATTTAATCCGGAAGATTATGAAGAACTTCCGGTAGATGAACAGCGAGATTCTTCTTGTGAGGACGAAGTACCGACACTCGCATCCGAAATAATTGCAGATCAGCAGAAAGAAATTGAAAAACTGAAAACAGAACTGCAGAAACTCAAAAGTGAAAACTTAGATGAAATCGACCGAGACAAAGAACGCGCTATGTTTGAGACCGGAGATTGTATTAATAAACTTAAATTCCTCATTGATAATTTTATGGAACATTATGATTTTTACAGTACGAAGAAAATGAGTAGGGATGATGCTTTAGCTTTTGCTTACGATAAAGAAAATATGTGTCAGGAACTTCTTATTATGTGTGATTATGTTTGTAAAACTCAAAAAACATTTGAAAAATTGGATGAAATGGAGAAATAGCCATGGATTACAGAAAAGAAGATGCCGAAAAATATCGCAGTAACATATGTGATATGGTTAGCAAATTAAAGAGTGCGAAGATTTTATATTGTATCATGGGATTCATTGAAGATATAGCGGAAGAAGAGGAGGAAGTGCTGAAATATGAGTGAGGAATATAAAGAAAAGATTATTGTTTTACTTGATAAAGTAAAAACAGAAGAAACATTACGACGGGTATATAAGCTGCTGGAATACCTTTATCTGAAGGAGGTATAACATGAATTACAAGAAAGAAATAATGAAAATGCTCAACAAAATCCAATCACAAAAGATTCTGCGATACATTTATCTCATTATAGCTGATATTCCGAAAAATTACTGGAGGTAATACTGATGGACTATAAGAAAGAGATTATTGAGATGATACAGAAAATCCATAATGAATCAATGATAAAGTTTATTTATGGATGTGTGAAACGAGCATATAAGGAAGAAAGGGTCGGAAGATAATTCCGCCCCTTAGAAAAGGAGATACATGAACGAATTACAGGTTTTTAATTCAAAAGAGTTTGGGGATATCCGAACAACAGAAATTGACGGTAAACCGTATTTTGTGGCGAATGATGTAGCGAGAGCACTGGGATATAAAAGACCAGCAGACGCAGTTACTGCACATTGTAAGGGGTCGGTAAAACACCGATACCTTACCGATGGAGGAGAGCAGGAATTAAAAGTTATCCCAGAGGGTGATATATACCGCCTTACCGTTCGCAGTAAACTCCCGTCGGCAGAAAAATTCGAGAAGTGGGTATTTGACGAAGTTATTCCATCTATTCACCAATATGGAGCATACATGACTGAACAGACTATTGAGAAAGCACTTGCTTCTCCGGACTTCTTAATTCAACTGGCAACTAAGCTGAAAGATGAACAGACAAGACGTAAAGAAGCCGAAGCGGAAATCAGAGTGAAAGACCAGATTATTGGAGAACTCAAGCCAAAAGCCGATTACTACGATGAAATCTTGAAGAATCCGGGACTTGTAACCATCACCCAGATTGCCAAAGATTATGGGATGTCAGGTAAGAAGATGAACAGAATTCTTCATGAACTGGGAATTCAGTATAAACAGAGTGAGCAATGGCTTTTATACAGTGACTACCATTGTCTCGGATATACTCAATCTGAAGTTACTGATATTATCAGATCTGATGGAACTCCAGACGTAAAACTTCTTACTAAGTGGACCATGAAGGGCCGCCTCTTTCTTTATAATAAGCTGAAAGAAAAAGGTATTATTCCGGTAATTGAGCAGGGAAATTAATTCAAGGCGCCATGGTGCTACATATTGTTGTATGTTATAATATTTATATATAAATTCAAAGGAGGGCACGTTATGACTGAGCAGGAAATGCAGGCAAAAATTGAGAAAGATCTGGAGGAATTCGAACAGGAACAGTGGCGTAAATTCGAAGAAGAGGACTTAGCAGAAAAATATGAGAAGTTCACTGAAAAGTTTGCCGACAATCCGGACATTGACCAGCAGGAAATTGATGATCAGTGGAAAGAGGAAAAAGAAGAACTGGAAGCAGATTTTAAAGATGATCTGAAAGATCTCCTCAAGGAAGAGGAAGAACGATTGATTGAGTACTATTCAGATGATTTAGATTAAAATATCGGGCGGTATATGGATGATTCTGT